AGTTTGTGAAACGGCGAATGGGTGAGCGCGAGCCGAGTGTAGAGTTTGAAGCGTATTCAATTCAAGCCATCGCTCAAGACCTTTTTGAAATGTTCGAAGCAAGTGAGGTAAATCATGGGGTGGACGGGAGTAAAGCCGACTAGCTTTAGTTTTGAAGTTGAGAAGCAAGCAAATGAACACGTGAAGAAAATCGCAATGGACACGGTGCAATCACTTGTTGTTTCTAGTCCAGTTGATACAGGCGCCTACCGTGCATCCCATATTGTATCGATTGGCTCGGGTGACTATGGGGTACGAGAACCCTCTACAAATGCAGTTCAGGATGCAGCGATTCAAGCTGTTAAGTTTAAGCTGGGCAGTTTGATCTATATTCAAAACAACCAACCATATGCTGAGCGCTTAGAAAATGGTTGGTCAGATCAAGCACCGTTAGGCATCTACAGCACCACTTTTACTTATATTACTCAAAAGTATGGTGGCTAATATGGATATGACTTTAGATGAAACTAGACTGGCAATAATAGACCGTATGGAATCTTTTAAAGGTATTGCTCAGGAAAGAATAAAGTACCCAAATCAACCTGGCTTTACAGTGCCAACTAAAGGCTTGTGGTGTAGTTTGACGATTAAAGGCGGTTCAAGTTATACCGCTGGGCTTGGTGATACGCCATGCACCCGCCGTACAGGAAATATCTTGATTCAATGCTTTGCAAGACCGAATACTGGAGACCAGGAAATAACAATTCTAGGAGATGCTTTGCTTGCTCATTTTGAATATTACAGTGTTCAACATTTGAAATGCTGGAGTGGTCAAGCGATAGATGCTGGTAAAGATGCTGACTTTGTGCAATACAATGTGACCATTGGATTTACGGTGAACTGAGATGATGTGGAAAATATTAAAAGAAGAGAGACCCGTAAGCGCAGGGCGATATCTCGTTGTTATAGAAGGGCCTCATTATGAAATTGTTGATATCAGTTACTACAATGGTGGATTTTTCAAAGTAGACAATGGTGAAAAAGTTATTAAATGGCAAGATTTGCCACCAATTAATGATTAGCGATTAGAAGGCGAGGTGGCAGAATGAGTAATGAGAAGCCAGCAATATCAGGTTATGAACCTTTTGCTTTGTTTGATGAAAAAGAGGATGTGAATTGCAGCCACAACCAAGTAGAAACAGCATGTCACAGTTTTGACGGTAATCATTTATGGAAGTGCTCTAATTGCGGGAAGAAATTCCGTAACGAAGAAATACAAGCACTCAAAGAAGAGCACAGAAAGAATCAGTAATTATTAAATAGCTTATCCACACCGCCCAAAAGGCGGTTTTTTTACGCCAAAAATTTAATGGCCACCCTCGGGTGGCTTTTTTTATGCCTAGTTAGGAGTAATAAGCCATGTCGAGTGGTGCACGTCAGATAACGCAAATTGCAAGAGAAACTACGGTGGGTGTTACACCAACGCCGTTTGCTCGAACAATATTTGAATTTACAGAAAATACTCTGGATGCAACGGTAACTAAAGAAGAGTCGAAATCTATCTCAAGTGGTAGATTGTCTCGATCGTCAATGATAACCGGTGCTGATTTTGCAGGTGAAATCAAATTCGAAGCGAAATACAGTCAACTTGTACAAGATTTAATGGCCGCTGCAGCTTTTAATAGCTGGTCATCAAATGTTCTGACTTTTGGAGGGTCACTCCGTCAAACTTTCACAGTTCTACGTGGCTTTGAAGATGTGAATGATTTTCACGTTTTTCGAGGATGTCATGTTAGCTCTTTTAATATTGATATTCCAGAAGCTGGGTTAATCTCGATGTCTTTTGGCATAGCAGCATTAGGTCGAACTAACTTTTCAGCACCGCCAGCTGGAGTAATTACTCCAGCAGATAATAATCCAAAAATGTCAAATGTATCGGTAGGTGACATTCTTATTGATGGTGTTTCACAGGCTGGTATTTCGTGTCTAACCGCCTTTTCATTGAAGTGGGATAACACTATGAAAGTACAAAAATGTCTGGGAGGTGGAATAAATCCAGGTGCAATTTTAGAAACACTTGCAGGTGGTACTGGATCTTTTACTGCGGCATGGTCAAGAAATACTTCAAACATGTACGAGAAACAATTCACCAATGCAACAATTTCTTTAAAAGTCCCAATTACTGACACGTTAGGGAATTCTTACGAAATTTTTATTCCTAAAGCAGAAATTACTGCGCCATTACCGAGTGGCGGGAATAGCGATATTTTAAACTCATCTTTTGAATATAAAGTTGTTGAAGAAGACCCAACAATTACCCGTATTCCAGTACCGGCACCTAATCCAAATCCTTAATTTAATTTGACTGATAGCAGCCTTCATGGCTGCTTTTTTTGGGAGTTCAATATGGCTTTAAAAGTAACTATTCAAACAAGCAAAACAGTCAGCAAATGGCGAGAATATACGGACATTGAAGGAAATGTTTTAGCAGAGTTTAAAATACGTGGATCTGGATATAAACCATATCAAGTTGCACTTGAGCGTGCGAATAATCAGATTAATTCAAAAGGTTTTGATGTCAGTAAGGCTGGAAAGGATGACAAGCTTTACCACGAATTACTTCTCGAAGCTGCTGCATGTCATCTAATAGAAGACTGGAAAGGCGTAGTTTTTGAAGAAAAGATTGACGGCGGTGAAGTGATTGAAACTGAACCTGAGTATTCACCTGAAAATGCGACGAAGCTTCTTAACATGGGCGACATAGGCATTTCAATTTGGCTATACGTAAAGCAAGAAGCTGAAGATATCCAGAAAGAAGCAGATGCATACAAGGATGAAGTAGTGGGAAAGTCCTCCAACTCTACAACTGGTGCAAGTTCAACTCAGAAGAAGAAGCGAGCGACTACAGCGCGAAGCAGGCAGCGATCGCAAAAGCCTTAAATCTTCCAAAAACTAAGGTCATAGAAAAACCTGAGTATTCTTATACCTCAAATGCGATCCTCTCTGCTTATAACGTTATTTCACGTTCTAGACGATATGAGCAAGGTATTCCGCTGTCTTTGGATATTTCGGATATCTCCGCCTACTGTGAGCACTATGAGTTGCCAGTTGATAGAGACATCTTTAATGATTGTATTTTTGCTATCGACAACTTGTTTTTAGACGAGTCGCAAAAGAAGTTTAAGGTGAAAAAATAAAACGTTTAAGGTTTTATTTCTTAAAACAAAATCGAGTGCGGGGTATTTTAAAAAATGCACCATATACCACACTTTAAACAAAGTATTAAAAATTTAATATATGCTATTTTTAAAATATTTAGCATTTAAGTTTTTGAAAAATATTGATTTAAATTTTTGTGATGATAGGTTTAAGTATGTAAAGTGTCATTGACAGCTAGGGTGTTAGTACGTAATCTATTGAATATAGAAACCCTTTTATCAAATGATGAGAGGGTATTTTTGTCACAGGAGATAAAGTCATGAGTTATGCGAATGCTTTTTTTGAAGGTATGCGTTCAGCTTTTGATTTAGCACCTAAACAAAAAGTTTATAAAGCTAATTTCATTAGGAACGTGGATACTCCTAAAGTGAACGTGCATGTTTTAACAGTAGAAAAAGCTGGAGCTTGGATTACTGTTGGTTCATACATGAAAAAAGCTGGAAGTACTTACGAAATACAACATAAAACAGATAAATAAAGGTTTTTGAAGTGACTGAGAATAAACAATCTCCTCAGGTAAACCTCAATTTGGAAATTGATCCAGAGCAGAAAGTTACTCCTATAAATACGGAGAGTTATTCTCAGCACCATATGATGCAAGCATCATTTCAAGCAATAAAGACGCCATATCTCCCACCTGAGTTTCTTGAGTCGTATGAAAAAGTTTTACCAGGTGCATCAAGGGAAATATTTGATTTAATTCATGAGGAACAAAAGTTCCAAATGGAATTAAAAAGGAAAGAAATTGAGTTTACTGAAAGAAACTTAACACGCGGTGAGATAATTGATGCAGCCAACATCAGAGAGCAAGACTCTCTCAATAATGCTAGATCAAGAGAAATTGATATTAAATCTAGAGGTCAATGGTTTGCCTTTGCTTCAATGATATTATTGCTAGCAGCTTCATTTGGTTTTGCTTGGCTTGATAAACCAATTCAAAGTAATACCTGTTTAGGTTTAATAGTTGCAATGGCTACTGTAATGTTTTTACAAAGAGTAATAGGACACGATAAAGTTCAAGAAGAAAAATCAACTGATAATGAAAAAGAGTTGAATTAATAAATAACCACCTTCGGGTGGTTTTTTAATATCTATCTTTTCGTAATTTGTTTTTGTGTGTAAAATATAACTTATAAATAATTAATTTTAATAACTTTATATTTGATTGGGGATAGTATGTTTGAAAAGTTTAATGAAAAGATAGAAACGATAGAGTATGTCTTTAATGCACATCCTAAAGTATTTTACAAACTTATCTGGTTTACATTTTTAACTATTCTACTTACCTGGATTTACTGTTTAGGTTTACCATGGTTGATGAATCTACAAGTATTCAATACTTATCCATTATTTAGTTTTATCTCTGAAAATTATGATTTGCTTCGTTGGGGAGGAGTTTTAGTACCTTTAGTAGTAGCAATTTATGGCATTAATGATGTTATAGATCTCTATAAGGAACTAGATATGAGAAAATACAGAAGATGAGAAATTTAATTTTATCTTCTTATTTATTGATGTGTTTAACTTTAATTGGTTGCACTAAACAAGTAGAAAACGAACAACGTCCTCCTTCAGTTGATAAGCAATATCAAAGTGCTAATCAGCAAATTGAAAAGATGCTTGATGATCTTAATAATCATGAAGTGCCACTTGAAGAGAAGCGTGAGATATTGTGTAAGACATATCCGGAAGTCTACAAAAACCACTATATGCCAGCACTACTGAAGCTTTCTCCACATCAATATTCAAAAGAAGTACTTTTGAGAGATTTTGATGCTGTGACAAACTTCTATATGAAAGTACTTAAAATTGGTTGTAATTAACATTATTGTTTATTAAATATTAATGAATTGTATATTGATTAAGTTATTATTAATAAACACTTTTTAACAAAATTTGATTCATTTTTAAGATGGATTTTAAATTGTTTTGTATAATAAATAAACAATAATAATGAGGTAATATGCAATGGCTTTAATACAAGTACAAAAAGGATATTCAATTTCCTTTACTTCGACAGTAGAAGCAGGTTATAACCAGAAATATCAAATTAATAGAAAACTTGTCGGAGAAGGAAATAATATTCAATTAGGAGAAATTTCTGGTGGTCATGGAGTTTCATATAATTCAATAGCTCAAAATTCATTTTATGAAGTACTTGCTTTTTATGATCATGATTGGATGTGGCATAGATCTGCAGAGAGAAATAGTTCTAGTAATGATGGGCTAACGGTAATTATTGCAACAAATGACTCAGGAGAAGATGAAGATTACAATGACTTAGTTATAAAAGCAGTGATTCAAAAAGATCCAAATTATACAGGGCCATTTGATCCAGACTTTCAAAATGGATTAATTACCTAGATTAATTGGAGCTTGTATTAGTAAATTACTTTTTTTATAGATTACTAAAACACCCCATCAATATTGGGGTGTTTTTTTAAATGAGTGAAAAAACTAAGCTAATATTTCCTAGTTTTTAAAACTCTGAACTGTTAAATTTTATCCGTTAATAAAAATGGGTAATTTCATGAAAAAGATTGTCTTATTAATTTTAATGTTTGGGCTAGTGGGTTGTGGTGAGTCAAAAGAAAAATCTAGTGCTAATAATGACATTAATGAGTGTGTACAAAAAGGTATTGCATACTATAAAGAAATAGGTTCATACCCAATGCTTAAATCAGAGAATATTTCTGCAGAGGAAAAGGCTCTGAAAAAGTGTGAAAATAGCCGAGTTGCATTTGATTAACTTTTAGTTGTTTGGTTATTAGTGAACAACCTATGTTCTAAGTTTTCCTGAAGTTTTGGTGTAATTCTATGAAAAAAATTATTTTATTGAGTTTAGTTTTAGGTTTAGGAGGCTGTGCAGCCACAACAGATATGATGAATAATCAATACATGTCTGTAATACCAACATCAACAGATCTCAATGGCTTTTGGTCGGGTAATAATGGCCCATACGCTGTGACTTACTCATTCAACAAAGATGGCACTGGTGTAATGTGTTCCAGTTGGAATGGTAAAGATTCCATTGAAAAGTTAAAAGTAAATGGTAATGAAATTATTGTTCAATCAGGGTTAAAGCAAACGATTAAAAGTAAAACTGACTCTAAGCTTGAGTTAAAAATTAACTACTATGCTGGAGGTAGTTACCAATATAGTCCAGATCCTAAGCTGATCAATGCCTCACCTTATTGTGAGAAAGCCCTCAGAAACTAATTTAAATTAAACACTAAACCCGCGAAAGCGGGTTTTTTATTGCCCAAAGGAAAGTAGAAATGACACAAGAATCTCGTTTAGTTATTGTCATAGATTCCAAAAATGCTGAACGTAATGCGCGTAATTTGGGCAATGAACTAGATAGCATAGAAAGGAAAGGTGATTTTGCATCGAAGTCTATGGATAGCTTATCTGTAGCGACACGTGCTTTAGCTGGGCATATGGCT